TAAATTCTAATATTTAATATTATTTTTTAGCTAGTTTTTTTATATATAACAGCTATCATCTATATGAATTGATATACATGATCCGACAATTTATATATATCATATCATCTATATGAATATTTCCTGACAATCAACTTTTTTGATTTAGAAGAAAAATAGGGGCCCACCCAGCTCTAATTTTTTTTAACTAATGTAGGCTAACTCCTAGCCACAAAAAACGAAATTTCAAAAAAAGATCGTGTATAGACTATTACATGTTATACTTAACTGATAATAATTATCATTTGCATTTAATATGTCGGAAAGACTACCGCCTTTAGCACCTCAAACACCTTTTGAAGATAAAGAGGATAAGCCTAAGAAAAGAGGTAATCCTAATTTTTATAAAGGAATGCCATCTTTAAATCCTGCAGGTAAACCTAAAGGTACAATGAATAAGTATGCAGCTCTCTCAAGAGAACTCATGAATGAGAACGCTGTAGAGATCGTAGCAACGGTATTAGCAAAAGCAAAAGAAGGTGATGTGCATTGTCTGAAGATGTGTATGGATAGAATTTTACCAGTTCAAAAGGCTATAGATCCGAATAGAACCAAGAATGATGCCCAGGTCATTATAAATGTATCTTCTATTGAATCGATTCAACAAAAAGCAAGTGAATATGACGAGGCTGAGTTAGTGGAGCCAGAAGAGAAGAGCGATGATGAAGTTGTAGCCACAATAAACACTTCACCTATGGCTGATAAATTTAAAGATGTCTGAACTTAACATTGATTTGCATCCAGCACAGCTGCAGATCTTTAATTCTAAAAAACGATTTAAAATAGTCGCAGCAGGAAGACGATTTGGAAAGTCCTACCTTTCTGCTTGGTTATTACTCATTAACGCTATACAAAGCGAGTCTAAAGATGTCTTTTATGTAGGGCCTACTTTTCAACAAGCCAAAGATATTATGTGGGCAATGCTAAAAGACTTAGGTAAAGATCTAATAGCACAGGCCCATGAGAATACAGCAGTACTCACCCTGATCAATGGAAGAAAAATCTATTTAAAGGGCAGCGATCGGCCCGATACGCTCCGCGGTGTTGGCTTGGCATACTGCGTACTTGATGAATATGCCTCAATGAAACCACAAGTCTGGGAACAGATCATAAGACCTACGCTTTCAGATGTGCAAGGTGGTGCTTTATTTATTGGAACCCCAGCAGGAAAAAACCATTTTTACGATTTGTATAGAGATGCGTTTGATGATGATGATTGGGATGCGTTCCAGTTTACATCAACCGATAATCCATTTATACCTGATAGCGAAATAAAGGCCGCTAGTAAAACAATGTCATCTATGTCATTTAGGCAAGAATTTGAGGCATCTTTTGAAACTAACTCTGGCGGCATATTTAAAGAAGAGTGGTTTGAAAAATCTGAGGAGCCAGAAGAAGGCTCGTATGTCATAGCAGTCGACCCTGCTGGATTTGAGTCTATCGAAAAAGAACGCAATTTAAAAAGATCAAGATTAGACGAAACGGCTATTGCGATTGTCAAAATAGATCGTGATAAATGGTGGGTCAAAGACATCTTACATGGTCGGTGGAATGTAAAAGAAACCGCCAAAAAAATTCTTTCATCTGCGATGAAGGTAGAAGCGGCTACGGTTGGTATCGAAACGGGATCACTAAGGAACGCTATATTACCTTACTTGGAAGATGAGATGCGTATCGCAGGACGATGGATTACTATTGTGGAGCTGCGGCACGGTGGCAAAAAGAAAACAGAACGCATTACTTGGGCATTACAAGGCCGAATGGAACATGGCCAGGTTAGCTTTAATGACAAAAAAGATTGGAAAGAGTTTCTAGGTCAGCTTAATGACTTTCCAAATCACTTAGCACATGATGACCAACTCGATGCTTTAGCCTATATAGACCAGGTGAGTGTAGCAGACTTTGCACACAGCATTGAATTGGCTGATGATTGGGAGGTACTGGATGATGTCGCTGGATATTAAAGACATATTTGAAGAAGATATGACTGAGCAAGAAATGATAGAGTTGCTGCAATATAGTGCGGATGATACAACTTTAGCAGAAAGATACATTGTTGCTTGTCAAATTATTAGTAATTTAACAAAAGATATACCTGATGATATAACTGAGAGAGAAGAGATGGTAGATCTGACAATTTGTAAAATGTTAGTAGATGGTTTAATAGAAGTAACAGAAGTAAATCGGTCAATTCATTAAATGAGAACGATTATCACTTGCAATTGAGAATGATTACTGTTAAAATCGGCTAAAATTAATGGAGTAATGAATGAACCCCTATGAATAATCAAGAAAACAAATATCAAGCACTTGCTAGTTGGTTAAGTTATCGTCTTGAAGGGTGGAGAACTCATAGAAATATTAATTACATCCCTATGTGGGATGAATATTACAGATTGTGGAGAGGTATTTGGTCTGCTGAAGATAAAACTAGAGCAAATGAAAGATCCAAACTTATATCTCCAGCACTACAACAGGCGGTTGAGTCATCTGTTGCTGAATTAGAAGAGGCAACTTTTGGCAGGGGAAAATGGTTTGATATACAAGACGATTATTTAGACCAGGATCCTAGTGATGCTGAGTATGTGCGTAATTTATTGCAAGAAGATTTAGAAAAAACAGGTTGTAAAGATGCAATTTGTGAAGTTTTCTTAAATAGTGCTATATATGGCACAGGTATTGGCAAAATTGTAGTTAAGCAAAAGATAGAAAGAACTCCAGCAGAGGTTCCAATTGAAGGCACAATGGCTACAACTCGTACTGTTATAGAATATCCTGCTATTGATGTTCATGTCGAGCCTATATCCCCTAAAGAATTCTTGATTGATCCATCAGCTAACTCAATTGACGATGCTTTAGGGGTTGCTCACGAAGTTATTAAACCTAGATACCATGTTGTAGAGGGAATACGCTCTGGCATTTATAGAGATGTACCTCTTGATGGTGATTATGAGTCAGTTAAATTTGGTTACGACCCAGAAACCAAACAAGCAGACGAATCTGACTCTGTAAAAATATGTGAATACTGGGGTTTAGTTCCAAAACGCTTTTTAAAAGCAAGTCAAGACAAAGATGACTTTGAATATGACAAATCTAATGCAAATGAATTAGTAGAAGCAGTTGTTACTATGTGTAACGACCAACATATTCTTAGAGTTGAAGAAAATGCGTTTATGATGAACGATAGACCGTTCATTTCTTATCAACATGACATCGTACCTAATAAATTTTGGGGCAGAGGAGTTTGTGAGAAGGGATATAATCCACAAAAAGCCTTAGATGCTGAAATGAGAGCAAGAATTGATTCTCTGGCATTAACGACTACACCAATGATGGCCGCAGACGCTAGTCGACTACCACGAGGAGTTAAGTTTGAAGTGAGAGCAGGAAAAACTGTTCTGACCAATGGAAATCCACGAGAAGCTATCATGCCACTCGACATGGGTACAACAGATCCTAATACATTCAATCAGGTTGCCTCACTTCAAAACATGATTCAGATGGGAACTGGCTCTGCTGATAGTGCTTCACAAGGTGGTGAAACTGCTAGTGGTATGTCAATGATGCAAAGTGCTGCAATTAAACGACAAAAGCGTACTTTGATGAATTTTCAAAACACATTCCTTATACCTTTAATTAATAAAGCTATGTGGAGAAAGATACAGTTTGATGTAGATAGGTATCCTGTAAACGATTACAAATTTATCCCGTATTCAACTATGGGTATTATGGCTAAAGAGTTAGAAATGACTCAAATGGTACAGATGTTACAAACCATACCGCAAGATTCACCTGCATTTGATATTATTTTGTTAGCATTGTTTCAAAACTCATCTATACATAATAGAGATCAGATTGTTAATGCTTTAATGCAAGGCGAAGAGCCAGACCCACAAATGGAACAAATGCAACAAATGGGTATGCAATTAGAAATGCAGCAATTACAAGCTAATGTACAAAAAACTTTGGCTGAAGCTAAAGAAGAAGAAGCAAAAGCTATTGCACATCAAGCAGATGCAATGAATAAACAACCAAACGATATTGATTTGCAAGAAAAAATACTTAAATTGCAAAAAGATTCTATAGCTATTGAAAAAGGCATTGCAGATATTGAGAATATGCGTTCTGAAACTGCTAGAAACATACCAGAAGTAGAACATTTGCAATCTGAAACAATTTTAAACCTAGCCAAAGCTAGGGAAGCAGGAAAGAAAACACAGGTAACTAATACCGTACAATAAAATGCCAAAAACAGATGAAAAGTTTTTAGTTGACAGACTAGAAATGACAGAAACAGAAGGCTTTATAGATTTAGTTGCCGATTTAAAGAATTTAGAAGAAAGTATTGGTAATTTAAACAATATTAATTCTGAACAAGACCTTTGGGTAATCAAAGGTCAGTTGCGTATCATAAATTTCATTGTAAATTTAGAAAATGCAACACACCTAGCGTTGGAAGAACTCCAAGACGGAAATTCAACATAAATCAACCTTCACAATCCTGAAGAGGACGGAGAACACAATGAGTGAAAGTATAGTAGTAGATGAAGCACCTCTACAAGAGGAACCGATAACAGAAACACAGGAAGATCAAGTAACACAAGAGGCACAGACGGAGGAAACTTCACAATCTGAACCTGATATTCCTGCAAAGTATGCTGGTAAATCAATGGCAGAGGTTATTGAAATGCAACAAGAGGCTGAAAAGCTAATGAGTAGACAGGCTGATGAACTTGGCCAACAAAGAAAGTTAGTTCAAAGTTTACTTGATGCACAAAATAAAGCTAATGAAGCTGCTCCACCAGATGAACCTGTAATACAGGAGGAGAACTTCTATGACGATCCAGTTTCGGCTGTGAATAAAGCCATAGAAAACCACCCTGATGTTATAAAGGCCAGAGAAGAAAGAATGGGTAACATGCAGAAGCATAATTTGGAGGCTTTAGACAAAGCATATCCAGAATGGCAGAAAACTGTTGCAGATTCTTCTTTTCAAAAATTTATTGGTGATAGTGCAACCAGAACAGAAATGTTTCGTAAAGCTGATACTGAATATAGATCAGATTTAGCAATTGAACTTTTTGATTGGTATTCTCAGACTAAATTGTCTGGAGCCACACAAGAAGCAGTAGCTGAAGAAAAGTCTAAGATTGAGAAACAGATGAAACAAACAAGTTCTGAAAGCAGAACATCATCAGATTCTGTAGGTGGGAAGAAGGTTTACCGTAGAGCTGATTTAATCAATCTACAGGTAACAGATCCTAACCGATACGCATCGTTGGCAGATGAAATTCAGTCAGCATACGCAGAAGGAAGGGTTAAATAATAATACTATAATAGGAGAAGTAAAATGGCTTTGGGTACAAACCAAGTAACGACTGCCGTAGCTAATAACTTCATCCCCGAGTTGTGGAGTGATGAAGTAATAGGTGCGTATAAGTCAAATCTAGTGGTTGCTAACCTAGTAACTAAACTTTCTCATAAGGGCAAAAAAGGCGATACTATATATATTCCAGTCCCGGCGAGAGGAAGTGCAAGTGCTAAAGCAGCAAACACACAAGTAACACTATCAGCAGCTACTAACACAAAGGTAACTGTGTCTATCGACAAGCACTACGAATACTCAAAATTAATTGAGGACATCGCAGAGGTACAAGCACTAGCAAGTATGCGTAAGTTTTATACTGACGATGCTGGTTATGCTCTTGCTAAGCAAGTTGATACTGATCTTTTTGCTCTTACAGAAGGGTTTCAAGGTGGTACAGTAGGTGGTGCAGCAGCAGCATCTTTCGAGAAAGCAGTAATTGGTTCTAATGGTAGCACAGAATACACAGGTAATTCATCAAACGCTGCTGACATTACAGATGCAGGTATTCGTAGAATGCTATTAACTCTGGATGATGCAGATGTACCAATGGACAATCGTGTAATGGTAGTTCCACCAATCTGTGCTAATGACATGCTAGGAATCAACAGATTCACAGAGCAGCAGTTCATTGGTTCTGGTGATGCTATTCGTACTGGTAAGATTGGTCAAATCTACGGTGTTGATGTTTACATTTCATCAAACTGCCCTTCAGCAGCAGGTAACT